CAGAGCTTGACGAGGCCACCTACATACGCATCGAAGAGAGCGAATACGTCGGTGACTTTCACGTAACGTTTGAGCGCAACATCGACCTCAGCGACCACATCGACACGGACTGGATGCGTGGCAAGTGCGGAGACTACTCCGAAGAGAGAGCCATTGATGCGCTCGGCACCCTGTGTTCAGCCGAGAAGTTCGAGTGCCGCATCCACGGGATTGATGACCAAGCAGAATGAAAAAGAGATTCAGGGTAAGGTTTCACCTTGGAAAAGGTGTGAACTACAAGAAGTGGCAGGTCATAGACAGGCACAACGGAACACACAGGGAGTACTATGATCCTGAGAAAGTGGAGATTGTCATGTACAAAGCAAGGCTTGGCAATCAACCATCGACTGCTCGGAGAATCTTTGAAGGCTCAAACAAAACTGTTTGTGCTTGGGTGGACTGCGACATGGTAGACATCAACTACTTAAAGTCTCCCTCGGCAAATCTCACAGACACGGAAGGGTTGACGCAATACAAATACAACCCTCGTAAGAATCCACACTGGTTTACAGACGGCGACACGAATGTAGACAACCAAGAATTTTTGAAAATGACAACTAAAAACAAAACCATCTATGGCTAACGCACTCTTCAACCTAAACGCATACCGAAAGAACAACACGTGGATGTTCGATGACGAAAGTCGAGACATCAGAGAAGAGCCCTTCGTGGCAGGGGCTGACGTTGTGTTTGACTTTATGAGCGGGTTCGCTACTGACGAATCAAAAGACACCTGCAACATAGTGTTCGGTGCTACACCTATCCCTGAGTATGACCTGCATGTCGCACTGAACAGAGGCGATGGGTACGATGGACACTTCTACAACGTAGAGTACTTCAAGCAATACCCACAGGGCAATGGCTTTGAGTTTTGGCTATGCCCTGCACTTCTCGCATTCTTTGACAAGGCCCCACAAAACATCTATGTAAAACGAAAATGATGATTCAATACGCATTAGAATGGAAGCCTCCAGACGCCACCGCAAGCGAAGAAGTAATAACAGCCGCTAGAGGTATGGTGTTATCTGATTTAGAGCTGATGGATGACCATGATTTCATCAATCAAAAGCCATCAGAAATAGTTATGGCTTTGGCTGACGTTATTATAGAAACTATGCAGGAGCAAGTAGAAGAGATTGTATGCATGAAAAACATGGAAGAAGACATGTTAGATCTAGGCATTGAGAAAGAACAAAAGCCCGTTCCATATGCAAGAGTGATAAAGGTTGTAAATCAAAATCACGCTCGCGGGGTGCGCATCATTGCATATTATCTATCCATATTTGAATACGTGAAACAAAGAGTCAATGAAAAAGATTGACAAAAGATTTGATTTCGTGGTTCAGACTAAAGGGCTTTACGAAAAGCGATTGTCTTACAAGATTACTAACAGGAGAAACAGAGAAAACGTTGAGCACAGAGCTGCGTTATCCAATGGTGTAAAACCTTTTGCCTCAGTAATAATTATTGGCAAAGCACTCGGCATGGACCACAGCACTATCGTACACTACACAAAGCAACACGAGAGCTACTTCAGGTGGTCGCCAGAGTACAGGATGTATTTCTCTACTGCGCTACAGTGTGCCGTAGAAGTAGCAGAGTTGTTACAACACGAACCAATGACACAAACATACATGACAGCAAAAACACAATTAAAAAACCTTGATGAAATCATACGATGGGCTGAAGAGATAAAAGAAAAGCTTATCAATGATTTGGACTCAAGAGAACAAAAACTATATCTTTGCCATGCAAGATCAAAAAATATCGAGCAACCCAATTAATTTAATTCATGTCTAATTACAAATTTAAGACCACGAATATCCGTGGCAAAGCCTACGTTGAAGTCAACGAGCGCATCAAATTTTTCCGTCAAGAAAACAAGTATGACGGGTGGGGTATCCACACAGAGTTCCCTATGATTGATTCAGAACAATGCCTGTGCAAGTGTACGATCACAAACTGTGATGGAGATATAGTCGCTCAAGGCCATGCGCACGAGGTGCGTGGTTCATCCAACATCAACAAGACTTCGTATGTAGAGAACTGTGAAACCTCTGCCGTCGGACGAGCTCTTGCTATGCTTGGAATCGGAATAGACACGTCCATTGCGTCAGCCAATGAAGTCGAGGAAGCTATTGCCAAACAACAAGAGATGGTGGATAATCCTCACGTACAGAAGCTTTCAAAAACGCTAGATGCGCCAGTAGAAAACATCATGGACAAGGCTGTTAATTACATCAAGGGGCAGACCGATAAGAAGAAGGCGTTCAATGCCATCACCAAGAAGTATGGTGATCAGCTTAGTGAGAAACAAGTTCTTGGACTCAAAAAGTTTGTTCGTTGAGCAACTTGATAGACGGGGAGCCATACAACTCTCTGTTTAATGACAAAGACTTACAAAAAATCTTTGGTAAGGACAACTACAAAACGATATCTATACCTAGAAAAAAGTTTGTTGAACCCAAAGAGTTTGAGGAAGAAGTTATTGAACCAGACATTCAGCCTGTCCAGTGCAGTAGGTGTTTGAAGATACAGGATGCTGATATCTCTCAAACCATCGCAATCACATGTAAGCATTGTGGAGAAACTGACGCGGCATACTTGGATGACTTTGTAGATACAACATTTTGGTAGAAGACAATAGAGAAGTAATAAGCTGTAACAACAGAGGATTACTTATTCCAAATAAGAATACAGGCAAGTCTAAAAAGTTTGTCCCTTGGAAGCACGTCAACAAGGTTAAGGTTGACAAAGGGGTATACAAGTTCAGCGTAGACAATGTGGATTGTTGGCACGTCCGAAAGGAAGTGAATAAACAAAAACTAGATAGGATCTACATGAGTGAGCGGGAAGCTTTAAGGGCTGTCGATATGTTGCTAATTAAAAATGGGCGTGAGCCCCAATACATCTTAAAAAAGAAATGACACTTAGAGAAGAATTAGAAGATCGTGTGGGCAAACCACACCTATCGTACTCGTCTTTGAAATATGCACTAGGAGACATGAGGTTGTGGGAAATGTACATGAGGGGTGAGCTCAAGCGTGAGTCCGATGCTTTATTTTTTGGGTCGCTGTACGACATGCTACTCTTTGAGCCTGAGAAAGCAAAAGACCTTTATCACACTCTCGATGATGCCTCCATAGTGGAGGAGATTGGTGGGAGGAATCCAAGAGCTACGAAAAAGTACAAGGAATGGAAAGCCGAGGAAGCAGAGAAGGCTGAGGCAAAAGAGCTTGTGCCAAAAGAAGATTGGGACAAAGCTCATGAAATGATACAGCGACTCAAAGACTGCGGCCTTTACGACAAAAGATTTGCGGGCGGTAAGTATCAAGTTGAGTTCAACGTGGATCTTGATGGAGTGCCACTGAAGGGATATCTGGATTGCCTACAGGATGACAGCATCATTGACTCTAAGTCGTCTCGATCCATTGAAAAGTTTAGGTATGATGTGCGGTCATTTAGCTACGACATCCAAGCGTACATCTACACAAAAGTTTTTGGAATAAAAGATTTCTGGTGGCTAGTTCAAGAGAAGGCATACCCCTTCTATCCAGCTGACGTAAAATGCTCTGAAGAAACGCTATTCTCAGGGGAGATGAAGTACCACCAAGCTATAGAAAACATACTGTCGTGGCTCAAGAGCAACGAAAAAAGTGACAACGACTATGCAGAATTTGTGGTCTAAACTCCGTAAGTTTGCGCTGATCTGCATAGCACTATATGTATTAGATCAATTTTTATATAATTTATTTTACTCATGAGCGAAAAGCAATATGATTCAGTACTCGTAGGGTACGCAGAAGAGCCGCGTTACAATGACGACGGACAATTGATGTCTTGGAATGTTAGATTCAAAGACACAGAACTCAAGGAAATGGTTGACAAGTACGCTACTCAGCGTAATGAACAGGGACAGGGTGGAAACCTGTACGTAACCATGTTCATGTCTAAGAATGGTAAGGCATGCTGCCGAGTCTTTGACCCGAACAGCCAAGCAGCCAAAGAAAAGAGAGCAGCTAAGCAGGCCGCTACTCAGGCAGAATCCTCGGATGATTTGCCCTTCTGACAAATCTCCAATCTACTACATGACCGCTCGTGTAGCCTTCAAAAAACGCAAGGCTGTATACGAGCGAGTCATGTGGCTAGTGTCCGTGTTTTCAAACCCAGCAGATATCGCAAGGTACGATTACAAAACCATGCACAGACTTGGTGAAAAGCTTTATGGAAGGGATGCGAAGTCCAAAAAACAAATTATCATTAGAACGATAATTGACAGCAAAGTTATAGGTCAATCTAATCTCACGTTGAATGAGCACAAGAAGCAAAATAAAAAGCAAGTGTAAGAGTCTTGAGAAGTTACTGCTTCAAAAGAATGCAAGGTATGGTGACGCTGCCCTTGAGCCTCTGAATGTTTTCTCAAAATGCAATGCTGTTACCAGCATCAAAGCTAGGATTGATGACAAGCTTAAAAGAATTATGAACGCAGGAGTAGTAGATGACACAGAGGATAGCCTGCAAGACCTTGCGGGATACTTAATCCTTCTTATGATCGCAAAAGAAAATGAAAGTAACGATATTCAAAGACGTATTCGACAAGGAGAATCCACATCATCTCCATCTGTCAACAGCTCTTCAACGAATCCAGAGTGGGAAGTCGAGTACCAAGATTGACAGCGTAAGATCAGGCAACAAAGACAAAAAGAAAGAGCTCCCCGTTGTTTGTTTCAGCGGGGAGTTTTTGTCTAGAAACGATGAAGCTCTGTTTGAGCATTCAGGATTGATTGTTTTGGACTTTGATCACGTAGATGTTGAGTCTACAAAAAAGTCATTGGCAACAGACGACTACGTTTATTCTTGCTGGACTTCGCCGAGCGGCACTGGTGTTAAGGCTTTAGTAAAGATCACCAATCCAGAACGACACAGGGATCATTTTAGAGCCCTTGTCAAGTACTTTGACAGGACGCATGGATTAGAGCTGGACGAATCAGGAATCAACGAGTCTAGAGCTTGCTTTGAATCGCATGACCCAGACATCATCATCAAGGATGATTCGAAAAAGTTTGGTCACTTCACAACAGAAATGGCTGAGGCTCAGGTTCCCTCCAACGAGAGCTACAAGTACACTGACTACATGAAGCTCAACCTAGCCGCTCGAATGATTCGCAATGCAGAGGATGGAGAGAAACACAGCGTGCTAGTCAAAGCATCAAGGCTGTGCGGGGGGTACATATCTGCTGGTAGGATGGAGCAAGATGAGGTTGTCCGCGTTTTGTTCAGGGAGATATGTAAGAGAGATATTGAGTCTGAGGAGCACGCCATGAAAACGATAATGGACGGGGTGGAGAATGGCAAGGCTATGCCAATCAAAGACTTAATTGATAATGAAAAGTCAGCGCAAAGAGAGTTGAGATTGAATGATGGGGACATGTCTTTCATATCCTCTGATGACGAGGACTTCAGGTGGATAGATGATTACTCTAACGGCAAGGTTCAGATTGGGTTGGACACGGGCGAGCCGCTGTTTGACAAGTACTTTAGATACAAGAAAGAGTTCGTTATTGTTAATGGTCACTCTAATGTTGGTAAAACAACTACGATGCTGTATCTAATTACAAACTCTGCGATCAGGCACGGGTGGAAGTGGGTGCTGTATTCGTCTGAAAATAAGACAGCTACAATCAAGATGACAATCATGCAGTTTGTCATGGATAAGCCAGTCTCTAGCATGACATATGCAGAGCGAAAGAAATCATACAGCTGGGTGCAGGATCACTTCACCGTCATCAACAACAATCAGGTGTATAGCTACAGCGACTTGATTGTGTTCACGGAAAAGATTATGAGGCAGCAAGAGGTTGACGCCATATTTATAGACCCATATAACAGCCTCAAGCTGGACATGGGCGGGAAAGGTGTTTCTTCACATGAGTATCATTACGAAGCTGCTTCAGAGCTATTGACATTTAGTAAGGCCCACGACGTTGCTGTGTGGCTCAACATGCACGCCGTAACAGAGGCGCAACGCCGCAAAGGAGATGACGGATTACCAGTAGCCCCTTACGCTGAGGATACAGAGGGAGGAGGGAAGTTTGTGAACAGAGCAGATTGCTTTATTACTATTCACCGAAAGGTTCAAGCAATGGACCATGACATACGCAGAATGAGTGAGTTACATGTCAGGAAAGTTAGAGAGGTAGAGACTGGTGGTGCACCCACACCGCTAGAAGATCCATACTACCTTGTCATGAACTTGTCACATACAGGTTTTAATACAAGGCTTGGACAAAGCGCTTTCTTCAAGACGCTGGTATTCAAAGATGCTGTGCAAATGCCTATTAATAACGACTTCCTTTCCACAACGCCTTGACATCCTAAAATTATTTAGATACCTTCGATAAATGAAGAGACAGAGGAAGACAACAAAGAAGAGGTCCAGCGCTCGCAAGAAGCAGCTGGGCCGATATGCTTCCTCTCTAGAAAAGTATTGTGCAGATCAGCTTAAGCAATACGGCTTAGCTTTTGACTATGAGGAGCACCAGTATGTCCTGATGGATAAGTTCAGATTTAAGAACAAGTACTTCAAGATGACTGCAAAGAGCAAAGAGATGACAGATAAGTCTAACTCTTTGGTTAGGCCTATTACATACAAGCCAGATTTTGTGGGTAAGGATCACGATTGGATCATTGAAACCAAGGGGTATCTGCCATCCCACCATGATTTTCCCATGAGATGGAAACTTTTCATGCAGCATTTAATGGTAACAGATTCAAAAACCATTATATTCCTCGCAAAGAATAGTGGTCAAGTCGATAAAGCCATTCAGGAAATCCTTACGTCAATAAAGAATGGAGAGATCTAAGCAAAGTCTTAGTGATTATTACAGCATTGCATGCTTGAGAATGCATGCGCTAATAAATGATATGTATGAGTCTCTGCACGAGGATGATGGAACCCCTGTTGGTGATTATGATGAGGTGTTAGACAGCGTTATGTCTGCGAGAAAAGAAATGTTTGAAGAATTAGATCTGATAAAAAGTATATGCAGAGAGTTCAATGAAATACCACGAGGTTCAGATAACTGACGACATGATTCGCAGCGCCGAGTTGAATACAAAAACACACGGCAACAACGGATGGACAATTGACGAGAGCGAGGAGAGCAGGTTTGCTGGATACTTGGGAGAGGAGATGGCTGAAAAGTTTTTGAGTGGATTGACAAGACAGAACTGCAAGGACTACGATTTCATAAGGTGGAAAGGTACACCTATGGAATACACCATAGATGTAAAAACAAAAAGAAGAACGGTAACTCCATCAGATAGGTGGAGCGTGCACATCAATGAGGTTGGTGGGCATCAACAGTGTGAAACCTATGTGTTCGCTCAGGTGGTCAAAACAAACAACATTTGGAGGGGGTGGATCGTTGGGTGGATGGACAAAGAAGAGTATTGGAAACGCGCACGCATAGTAAAGAAAGGTGACATCGAAGAAGACGATAGATGGCCAGAACATTCTGACTGCAGGAAGCTGTACTTCAAAGACCTGAATCACTACTAAGTTTCAGTCCATAATAATCATTATACACTCTTGCCTTGCACTCATTTATTGAGCTGCATAATTTAGTGTTGATGAAGATTATTAAAATAGCGTGTGCCTTTTTCTTGGCTTGTGGATGTACTACCACGCCAAAGAACTTATATGTGCATCCTGAAAATTACAAGTGTGATCTAATCATACCCACTATATGGGATGGTGGTCATCCAGTTAAGTACTTCGAGCATGAAATTGTTATAGGCCAAACATATCACGATTACTATGGGATGCAGTACAAGCTGATGCCCACAGACCAGCCCGATGTATTCAGCTTAAGGGTAAAGGTTGCTCGACCGTAACTTTATTAAATTAAATGACGTAGTGTAAGTATGATGTGGTCAACTTACATAATGGATTTTTTGCTTCTGTTAGCAAATTACGGCCAAGCAGTGAGTCCTGACTCTCATGCTGCGTGCATGGACTTTAATGGTGATGGGTTTATTACCATGTATGACTTTCTTGAAATGCTGTCTATGCAGCCTAAGCCAGATAAGTCATGATAAAGAACACTGAATATCATCAAGTAGTAAAGGCTGTTGTTTCCAAGGACTTTAAGTTCATACACATCGACGCTGGCATAGGCGAGAACGGTCTACAACGGATCGTGACTGAGACTAATGAGGAGGAGGTAGTGCATTGTTACCTATATCCCATTATAGATAAGATATGTAGAGAAGAGTTTAAAGACCTAGAAGATATCGCCCTTACAATAAAAGTTACTTGGGTCTAGAAGTCGTTGAGCATGATGTCGTCAACGGCCTCTTGAACTTCTTTAAGAGTAGCATCCATTGTCATCATGATGTTTGCTTGG